CATTATTTATTCTCCATCTTATTTACAATTTCAGCCAACTTTTTACGCTGAGTTTCATTTAGCAAACTCCAACACAAACCAGACAGGTAAGGGTATGGAGCATCGGCAGATACCGAAGCCTTTACTTTTAGGGCTTCTACTACTTCATAGATGTTTGAGTTTTTATCTAGCATTTATTTTCCTATTCTTTTCTTATTTACAATTATAGCGAATACCGCTGACATTTAGCCTAGTGGATAGCGGTGAATGTGTTCGGCAGACAACTTTTCAAATTCTTCATTAGTAGCAAATTCAATTTCAGTGCCACACTTGGCACACTCAGCAATTACAAGTTCCATTTTATTTCTCATTTCTTTTTATCTACTACCTATTATAAGGGCTACCACTGACATTTAGGTTAGTTTTATTAGTGTTTTGCGACTTTGTTATTTATTTGTTATAATTCGGGGCGCAAAAAATTTGAGGTATTGCTACCCAAATTAGTTTTAGCGTTGCTCTATTCGCCAAGAGTGAGCAAGCAACACACGAGAACGCAACACGCATTCCATTTTTAGAAATCCTAAGAAATAACTTTCGCCATCACTAACACGCATTTCGTTAGAATAACTTTTTACGCCTAACGCATTTAGTTCATCAAGTAAGTTTTTTACTTTTACAAACTCACTCGTAGCAAAACTATCTAATTCAGCAGAATAACTACGACCATTTTTAGCAATTAGCATTGTGTCATTTTCATAGTCATAGTTTAGATAAACATTACTAAGGTTGATTAGTTTGTTATGAATAGCAGAATGTTTTTCACCAATAGGCAATTCTGCGATAGTCGCATAAAACTTGCGATAGTCGCTAAGTGATAGAAGGATTTGGGTTTCTTTCCAAGTTTTTAGTTTCATTTATTTCTCATTTCTTTTTTAGTTAGTTATTTAGTTTTCGTCTTCAAGTCTTCGCTTGATTATGTTGATTGCGTATTTCATTCCAACACAAACATCACAATTAGGATTATCTTCATTACAAGTTGCGATAGACTTTTGAATTTCAGTGATTATCTTCCAGCGTTCAACTTCTCTGGTAAGCAATTCAATTCGTTCATTCATTTATTTCTCATTTCTGTTAGTAGTGATTTAGTTTTTTATTTGCTAATAAGTTTATTTGCGATTTCTCGGCTCACCTTATTAGGCTCACAAACTAAATAAGTTTTATTTGTAGTCTCTAAGTTTCATCAAGTTAGACAACTCGGCAAACTCGGTATTGGACATAAAATCTCCAAACTGAGCAATCCACATCAACTCACGATAACGGATAGCCTGAACAGCGTTTAGACCTGATTTTGATTTCTTAGCCATTTTATTTCTCATTTCTTTTAGGTATTTATAGATTAGCAGTAGCCACCGACATTTAGGGGACATTTTGGGGTGTGTCGCCTAAGCGTTACCAAACTGTTACTTTTTCTTTTCGGCTTCCAACTTGGCAGAGTTAGCACGGACGATTTGAGCCATAACGGCTTTTAGTTGTTTTTCATTCATACTTACAGTATAAGGCTAACCACTGACATTTTAGGGAGCGACACGCCGTATTTAGGGGGTTATTTATTTATCGTTATCATTTCGTTATTTTTCGGGGCGCAGAAAATTGGGGGCATGTCAATTAGACACACCCACCAATCTACTGATTGATAAATAGCCATATGCCTAAGCCTATAACTATTAGGGCTATTACCTCCATGGCTACCCCCCAAGCAAACTAGATAGCCAGTTACCAGCCTGATAGCCTACTACACAGCCAGACACACCAGCCCAATTTATCTGGGATACGAATGACCACGCTGTTATTAGGAATAAGCCTAGACCTGTAAATACAAAGGGCTTAGTCATCACGCTTACCCCTTTCCTTATCCTTGAAGAATAGATACGCTACTGCTAACAATAGAATAGTCTCCATACCCATTACACACACCTACATTTCTTTACTGAGATTTTGTTATTCTTTACTACCACGGATGCGATAGTGTGGCAAGACTTACAAGCATAAGCCTTTACAATAGGCATAGCCCTATTGCGTAGTGTTTTGATAGTAGTTAGTGCTAGTAGTGATAGCCCCATTGTGTTACCTTTCTTTACCATAGGTTAGCGGTAGAGTTGCCAAATACTTCAAAGTCAAATGTAGCATTAGGGTTATTCTTGATTAGTTCCTGAGTAGCAAGGATGATTTCTTCTGCCTTAGCCCACGAGTGAACTTCATAGACAGGTGAGATAGTGTTAGTGCCATTGAAGACATTGATTTTTAGGGATAGAATGTTCATTGGTGTTACCTTTCTTTGTTGTGTTTCTATTATAGCGTTACCCACCGACATTGTTATCAAGATAGTTAGTGTTTCTGTGTACCGTTATACAATCGTTACATTTGGGGGCGCAGATTAGGTGTGCGTGTAGTACATTTCTCAAACAGACGAGGTATGCGTATAGTGTTGTGTGCTCACTATATCGACTATGCGTATAGTATTCTTTCTTGTATCATACATCTTTACAAAATATTCAGATTTTGCTAATTATGAAAATAAAAAATTTTTCAGATTTGCCAGGTATGCTAAATATTAAGTAACAATTTGATAACGAATTGAAACAAATACATAAATGTGGGAATAAAAATGATTGCACCCAGTAGATAAAGTGCTTTTTTCATTATGGCAACTTCAAATCGGGGGTATGTTTAAGCAATCCATGCTTAACAGCCCATACGTTAATCAATTTATATGACACACCAACCTCTTTTGCAATTTCTCGTGTAGTTTTGGTCTTTAGTTGTTCTGATAGCCATGCTTTGTCTTCATACAACTTGTCGAAATGCTTATCCATATCTCTCCTATGTTAGGTTATAAGTATAGCATAAAAAATTTCGGGTACACAAGTGCGAAGCACTCTTGATTTGGTCTCAATAACACCTAATAGGAACACCTCTGACAGTCAATGTTTATAAGGAAGTGTAAATTAGACCGTATGTGAGTTCGTCGGATAGTATCAAAATCGATTCTAGGGGCATTCTGGGGCTTCCTGGGCTATGTTTTGGATAGGCTGCTATCTAACAAAATCATCCATACGCATTTATGTCAATGCATAGTGGATTTGGTGTCTCTATTTCGCCGCTTTTTAAAATCGAAATTATCCCGAACTCTAAATTCCGCCGAAAACTTTATCAAATGTGTAGTAAAATAGACAGTATGACCGTAATAGAATCAGTGCTTGCATTAATCATAAGTATTGCAACAATCATCACATCAGTAGGACTAGGAGTTAGATGGCTAACTAAACACTACTTTGATGAAATCAAACATGAAATCAAACCTAATGGTGGTTCATCAATGAAAGACCAGGTTAATAGAATGGAATCAGATATCTGTGAATTAAAGAATCAGAACCTAAAAGGTGAAGAATACCATGAGAAACTAGATAATAAAATCGACGACCTTACTAGACTGTTTGTTGAATATGTTTCTCGCCAAAAGTAAATCCGATTATTATATATAATATAATATATATATCTTATATATTAATATATATTATAGCCCTAAATCCTTGTATTTAGAGGGTATCACACATTTTGTGATTTGTCAAATTAATTGGTAACAAAAACGTAACGATTATTCTATGATAGAATATAAGGGAGCCAGTGTCTGATAACTCTCTCTCATACCCACTTTCAGGCACTGGTTCTCTAATTTATGGTGTATACTTATATTATGACTAATTGTGCAATCCCCGATAACTTTGGAGCAGACCCTGCGTTTGTTCAATGGAAGGTCGTCCGTGGTGATACCGCCCGAATCCGTATTGAATTCTATGAAACCGATGGGGAAACACTTTATAATATCACAGGTTGGACCTTTTTATCAAGTGCCTATGACCTAAAGAATGGTGGCTTTGATGCGTTGACAGTTACTGCTGGCACTGGATATGTTGACATCACTGCTCCTGCAAGTTTAACAAAGACATGGGGTACTGGTCAGTCAACCGTTGTTACTGAACTATCATTTGACCTACAGGTAACCATTAACTCGGAAATCTGGACACCAGTAATCGGTAAAATCACCGTACTTGCTGATGTGAGCATTAACGCCTAATGACAACCTATCAATCGCCAGCAATCCTAGGACAAACAGTTCCTAACAACACAAACGATGTAATTATTAAGATTATTAATCAAGCACAAACTCCTACTCTTAAACTTCTTCCTATGCCTGGAGCCAAAGGCGACACTGGTAGCCAAGGAATTCAAGGAATTCAAGGAATTCAGGGTATACAGGGTATTCAAGGACCAGCAGGTGCTTTGGGAAACCTTACTGTAGGTGGCGGTCTAGGCTATGACCAGAATACAAACACTCTTACTCTTTTAAAAGTAGACGCAGGTGAAATCTAATGGCTAATATTGTTAAGATTGTTCCTAAAACTATTACCCCTGCAGTTGTGAAGATTGCTGGCGTAGTTGGTCCCTCTGGAAGTGCTGGAAGTACAGGAGCGACTGGACCTGCTGGACCAACTGGACCAACTGGGGCTACTGGACCTGCTGGACCAGCCTTAAATCCTACATCACAATCATTTAACCCAGTTTGGAGCGGAACTGGATTAACCTATACAGGAACTCCAGCAACTGGAGCATATATTCAAATCGGAAAACTTGTTCATTTTAGAATAAATGTTGCTTGCACAAATGTTACAAATTTTGGAACTGGTCAATACTCTTTAACTTTGCCATTTGCACCAGTAGGAGACTATGTTTTTAGGGATGGTGGATTCCATGATACATCTACTGGAAACCATCACGCAATTGCAGCAGATGCAGAAAGCGGAACCACAACAATGACATTGTGGCATCCAGGCTCAAGTGCCAGAGACTATGCATTTGACCACAATACCCCTCTAACGATTCAAACAGCAGATTACTTCTATATATCTGGAACCTATCTAATTCCTTAATGCTATAATAGATATCTAACAAAGGATTTCAGGGTATGAAAATCGCAGTTTATACAATTGCACTTAATGAAGAAAAACACGTTGAACGCTGGTATAACTCAGTAAAGGACGCTGACTATATCCTTATTGCTGACACTGGCTCTACTGACCGTACCGTGGAAATTGCCAAGTCGCTTGGCATCAATGTCTACAACATCTCAATCAAGCCTTGGCGTTTTGACGTTGCAAGGAACACAGCCCTAGCACTATTGCCAGCAGATATTGACCTATGTGTTTCGTTAGACATGGATGAAGTGATTTCAGAAGGCTGGAGACAAGAACTAGAAAAGACTACTGGAAATCAGATTACATATGTTTGGGATAACCAGAACCAAGGAAAAAGCATGATAGCAAATAAGATACATTCTAGAAATGGATATGTCTGGAAGTACTTGGTTCACGAAGGCATAGTTCAGGATAGGCTATTGCCAGATATTGAATTTGCTCAGGGTATTGAAGTAACACATTTCCCAGATTTGCAAAAATCAAGAGATGGATACACAGACTTAATCAAGGCTGCCATAGACGAGAACCCAAACATCACAAGGTACTACAAATACTACACGGATGCCTTAGTTTCTATGAAGCGTTATGAAGAAGCAGAGGCTTACTATATTGAGATGATGAAGGTTCCAGGATTTGAAGATACCGACAAGGCTCACGTTTATAAACTCATGGCTGACATAATTCCAGAGAAAGAACACTCTTATCTTATTGCTTGCTTGCAGTATGCCCCAGAAAGAAGAGAGCCTTACTACTACCTAGCACAATACTTTTTTAAGCAGGGTGACTACATCATTGCAAGCCACTATGTAAAGCAAGCACTAGAGCACACAGGTTCAAAACTAGATGTTTTTAATAACAAAGAAGTCTGGACTGGTGGGATAGAAAAGTTACAGGCAGACATTCAGGAATGCTATAATAGAAAAGACCAAAGGATTAAAGAATGAAAATTGCGGTATACACAATTGCCCTAAACGAACAGGATAACGTTCAGCAATGGTACGATTCTGCCAAAGATGCAGACTACCTGCTAATTGCAGACACAGGTTCTACAGATAAGACTATTAGGCTTGCTAAGAAACTAGGAATTAACGTTGTTAAGGTTTCAATTAGTCCTTGGAGATTTGACGATGCTCGTAATGCTGCCCTTGCACTCCTACCTGCCGATATTGATATGTGTGTATCTCTTGACATGGATGAAATACTTGCTCCTGGATGGAGAGCGGCATTAGAAGAACTTGATGATGATGTAACCCAAGTTAATTACAAATATACTTGGTCATGGAGAGACCCTACTTCAAGAACTCAACCACAAGTTGTTTATGTTGCTGATAAGGTTCATGCTCGTCATGGATATCGCTGGAAATATCTAGTTCACGAAGTAGTTGTTCCAGATAGAAATGATTCTCACAAAAAGGTTGATTCTGAAGATTTTGAGATTTATCACTATGGCGATATTGAAAGAAGTCCTAATAGATATAATGAAATGGTCTATCAAACTTGGGAAGAAAACAAAGATGATAAAAGATATTGGGTATATAAGTACGAATGTCTTTTGGCAGAAGATGCCGATAAGGCACGAGCAACAGTTTTTGAATACCTTAAGAAATTTAAGAACGACCTAAGCAATGAAGAAAAGGCAAGGGCATACCGCACAATCTTTTTAACAAATAGTTTTAAATATTATAAAATGTTAAAAAAGTCAATAAGGCTATCACCAAATACTCGTGACTACTATGTAGATTCAGCCATTGTTGAGTTTAATCGTGGTCACCTGAGACGTGCCAGGAAGTTTGCAAAGAAAGCCATGACTATAAGTACTAGAAAACTAGACATGACCTATCAGGAATATGTCTGGGGATATTTGATGAAAAACATGCTATATGTGTGTAATTATAATCTTAGGTTCAAAAACAAAAAGAACAAACTTGCTTTTAATGTTTCCTCTCTAACCAGTTCCAGTTTTGATTTATTTAAAGACTCAGACGTGCTATAATATAGATTATGGCTACTCAAATTGGTTCAGGCTCAACTACCCTTGCAACATACATCCCAGATTTGGCAGATACTGCTAATATTCAGACTGCTCTTAAGCAGTTGTATTATGGTACTACTGGAGGAACACTTAGCACAACTACAGGTATTTATGGTGCTCTTTACACTCTTTATACTGGAAACCCAACCCTTTCTGGTAACGTGACAATTACTGGAGACCTAACGGTAAGTGGAACAACCACAACGCTTGACGTAGCAAATTTATTGGTAGAAGATAAAGAAATTATTATAGGAAACGTCACTACTCCATCAAATACTACCGCTAATGGTGGCGGAATCAGGCTTGAGGCAGGTACAGATGTTGACAAAACAATCCTTTGGGATTCTACAAACTTTAACTGGACTACATCAGAAAACTGGAACATTGCTTCTGGTAAAACTTTAAAGATTAATAACGTAACACTTCTTGATACGAATGCCCCCAAGTCAATGGCGACTTTGATGGGGTATACTTCAACTGCAACAGCAGCAGGTACAACAACTCTTACAAACACAAGTTCTTATTATCAGCAGTTTACAGGCTCAACCACACAAACAGTGGTTCTTCCAGTAACAAGCACATTGATTACAGGATGGACATTCCACATTGTAAACAATAGCACTGGAAACGTAACAGTGAACTCTTCAGGAGGTAACCAGGTTATTGTTGTTATTCCTGGAACTACCGCAATGGTAACCTGTATTGGAACCACGCTAACTACCGCCGCTGACTGGGAAGCAGGTCTTACAGACTTTAGCACATACACAGGAACTGGTGCGGTTGTTATGGGAACAACCCCAACAATTACTGGACCAGTATATGCTTCCAATACTTACGCTACAACACAAACTTTAACAACATCTAACGATATCGTTCACCTTACTGCACCTGCAACTGGTTGGACACTAACTTTACCAACTCCAACAGCAGGAAAAATTCTTTATTTAAATAGAACTGATGCAACTGCAAACTTGATTACAGTTTCTGGACATATCAATGGAACTGCAGCAGCAAGCAATACTACATGGTTTCCAGTATCGACAGCAAACAGAAGAGTTATGCTAGTTTCTAACGGAACTTCTTGGTATCCAATGATTGCTGGAACTGTAGCATAATAAAAATACCCCCAGATTTCTCTGAGGGCATCTTTATTAATTAGTTTCTACTAGCCTAACAAATGCTATCTTGTCACCTTTAAAGTTTTTGAGCGATTGAACTACTGTTGTTCTATGCCAACTATTTCCATCGACAATCATTCCATTGCCTAAGTAAATCCCAGCATGATAATACCAATAATCGCTACCTCTACTAAAAGTCACAATGTCTCCAGGTTTTGCGTTTTTATAACTAACCCTTTTACCAGAGTGTGCTTGTGCGGTTGCAGAATGCTTTAGTTCTATATTGAATTGCCCATAGGTCCATAAAACTAGACCAGAGCAGTCCCACCCAAATTTAGGGCTTGAGCCAGCAAACACATATGGGGTTTTGTTTTGTCTGCTTTTTAAATACTTTAGAATTTTTTTCATTCTGGTGGTATTTTTTTCTACCTTTTGAAGGCGTTGCTGTTGTTTTTGTATAAATGTCAAACTAGTAATTGGGTTAAAATTAATTGACTTTTGAACAACAGTTTTTGTTTCTATATTTAATTGTTTAGCATTGGCTACAGAGCCAACGCAGTTTGTGAATCCTAGAATTATTGCTAATCCTATTCCTATTGCAGCAAATTTTTTATTCATTTTGCTACCTCCTTATTTTTTATGTTGTTACTATACCGCTGATTGCTCGGTATTCTGGCAGACAGTATTCTTTATATGAAGTAGAGTCTTGTAAAGCAATAGCCTCCTTTAGGGGGGAAGCATCCTTCCATTATAGCACCATTATGTGCTATAATCTAGTAGTATCATAAAATTGATATCAAATATTTGAAAGGAACCACATGTCTAACAATTTTAGTGCTTATCTAACAGACGAGCAGAAACAGAACATTATCGCACAGCGTATTCAGCAGTTTGCTGTTGAGGGATACCAAATCTCTATCAACCGCAAGGTAGCAGAAGCAACTGGCGACGAAGCAGTAATTGCAGAGATTGACAAGAATATCGAAACTCTCACAAGCGTAATTGCAGCATACCAGGCTGAACTAGATGCTCTGCCAAAGACTGAGGTAACAGAATAACATGCCAACCATGCAGCAGAAGAGAGGATTAGCAAGTCGTTGGACTTCAACTAATCCCATTCTGCTTGCTGGAGAGATTGGAGTAGAAACCGATACTAACAAACTTAAAGTTGGTGATGGAGTCACTCAATGGAACAATCTAGGCTACACGAAAGTGGACCCTCAAACCATTTCTTATGTTCACACACAGAATGCACTTCTTTCTGTATGGACTATTACACATAACCTGTCTTTTAAGCCAAATGTCGTAATAACAGATTATAATGGTAATATCCTAGAAGGCGATATTGCATATGTTGGTAACAGTGGAGTCACTGTGACACTTTCGGAACCGCATATAGGATATGCGTACTTGTCTTAGAAGGAGAATAAGAAATGTCTAGAAAATTTTTAACCAACATAGATTTAAATACTAATCTACTGTTGAATGCAACGCTGAACACACACTCAGCAGGAACCACCGCAGGTGCTTTGGCATACTCAAGCGGAAGAATTCAGATTGGAAATGGCTCTGCAGCAGTAAGCACAGCCCTTAGTACAGACACAATTACCGTTGGTAGCACCGCTATCACAATTGGTGGCACTGCAACTACTATTGCAGGTCTATCGTCTGTAACCTCAACAACTTTTGTAGGTGCTCTTACAGGCAACGCATCTACCGCAACTACCCTTGCAACTGCTAGAAACATTAATGGTGTCTCCTTCAATGGCTCTGCCGATATCACTGTTACTGCTGCAGCAGGTACTCTTTCTGGTGCTACCCTAAATTCTGGGGTAACCGCATCATCCCTGACTAGCGTAGGAACTCTAACTGGTCTTACAATGGGTGGCAATATTGCTATGGGAAACAATAAGGTCACTGGTCTTGGAACTCCTACTGCAGATGCAGATGCCGCAACTAAACTTTATGTAGATACTATTGCTTCTGGTGTAAACGTTCACGAAGCAGTTAAGTATGCAACTACAGGTGCTCTAGGAACTACTGGCAACCTTGTTGGTGGAACAATCACCCCAACATATTCAAATGGTACATCTGGTGTTGGTGCAACACTTACAATTGCTACCTCTTCAAACTGGTCAGCAGTCACTATTGATGGACAGACTCTGACAGTTAATGACCGTGTTCTTATTAAAGACCAGTCCTCTGCTCTTCAAAATGGTATCTATACAGTAACTTCTGTTGGTGCTGTTGCAAATACTACATCATTTGTATTTACTCGTGCTACTGACCAGGACGCATCCGCTGACATCAATGCTGGTGACTTGGTCTATGTTATCGCTGGTACTGTAAATGGTGGAGATGGTTATGTTCAGACAGTTACTGGAGTAACTACTGGAACTACTGGTATCGTATGGACACAGTTCTCTGGTGCTGGAGCAGTTCCACTAGCAACAATTACTACCCCTGGTATTGCCTCATTCCCTACCGCACAGTTCTCCGTAAACGGTGCAGGTGCTGTTCAGATTGACAACCTATCTGGTGGTTTGATTACTAGTGGAACAGTTGCCGATGGCAGAATTGCTTCTGCTCTTACTAGCAAGACTTATAACGGTCTTACGCTAACCGCTGCTGCAACAGGATTTACTCTTGCTGGCGGTACAACAAGCAAGACTCTTACAGTAAGCAACACACTTACACTTGCTGGTACAGACTCTTCTACTCTTAACATTGGTTCTGGTGGTACTCTTGGTACTGCTGCATTTACAGCAACTTCTGCTTATCTTGCTGCTGGCGTAACATCGCTTCCATCAGTAACTAGTGTAAACGGCACAACCATTCCATCTTCTGCAACACTTCTGACTAACGGTGGTGCTCTTGGAACTCCTGCATCTGGTACTCTTACAAACGCAACAGGTCTGCCAGTATCAACTGGTATTTCGGGACTAGGAACTGGAGTTGCTACTGCTCTTGCAGTTGCTGTAGGTTCTGCTGGTGCTTTTGTAACTAACGGTGGAGCACTTGGTACGCCTTCAGGCGGTACGCTAACAAATGCTACTGGTCTTCCAATTAGCACTGGTGTTTCTGGTCTGGGTACAGGTGTTGCAACATTCCTTGGCACTCCAACAAGTGCAAACCTTCGTGCAGCAATCTCTGACGAATCAGGAACTGGTGCAATCGTATTTGCTGGTGGTGACATTGGTGCTGCTACAGCAACAACTGCAACTGCTGGTAACTCTAGCACACTTGTTGCTACAACAGCATTCGTTGCTAACGCAGTATCCTCTTCGGGTACTAAAAAGTACACAGCAACCAACGCATCTATTACTCCATCATCTGGAACTGCAACATGGACAATCCTAGCAACAACACACTTGCTTGGAAACACTCCAGCAATTCAGGTTCAGATGTTTGAAGTTTCTAGCGGTATGCTAGTTGATGCAGACTTTAAGGTAGACCAGACTGCTGGTTCTGCTGCTCCAACTGGAGATGTAACCATTACCTGGAATGCATCTGCAACTGTTTCTGCAGCAACTTATCGTATTGTGCTAATTGGATAATCTGCTATAATTTAAATATGGCAAGAATACAATTATCTGGAACACAAATACCAACAGTCTCTAAACTAAACATTGACGGTGAACTAACACTAGATGCTGCCTCTGGCACATCTGGTCAAGTACTAACTTCCGCTGGTGCAGGTGTAACTCCAACTTGGACAACTCCATCATCAGGCTCATTGGGATATATTGGAAATTATCAAACCACTGCATCATCAGTAACTTCAGGAACAGTCACTATAGGTGGTGCTACAGGAGCAAACATAGACCCATTTAAACTTAGTCTTCTTGGTGGTAACACTACTAGCGCCAGTACAACTGGTGGAAGCATCACTATAAGGGGCGGAAACTCAACAAATACTTCAGGAATAACTACTGGTGGAAGCATAACTATTGTCGCTGGCAATGGCAATGCTACCCAAGGTGCTGGCGGTAATGTCACTATTGAGGGTGGCACTGGTTCAGGTCCATCAGTAAATGGTAATGGAAATGTTTATATTGGAAATGCCTCTGCAACAGACATGGTGTCAATAGGAAATGGAAGTAATTCAATTTATCTTTCAGGTCTAATCAGCATGAGTGGAACAACAACACTTACTCTTCCACCAAGCCTTGTTCTACAGACCTCTGGTTCTCCTGGTGTTTTGGGAATCGGCACTGACCTACAACTTAATGTTAGTAATAGTATTACCTATGATGGCTCTGGTGCACTTGGGTATTCTGGAGAAACCTATTACGGTGCTCAAACTTCTTCTGGTAGAGGACGAATACCTCTAGTTCACTCAGTCTTTTCACAAGCAAACGCTACTGCTGGACCAAGTACTGGTTCTGTTACTGTTAGTGCTTTTGCTGCTGCCAATGATGTTTTATCTTCGCTACAGGCAGCAAAACTTTATAAATTTAGTGCTAAATATTTTATTAGTACAAGTTTTACCAGCGGTATTTATAACATGGCTTTGCTTTTTACATTTAGCAATGCTCCAGCATCAATTAAATACTCTTTTAAAACATATACACAAACTGTCGGAACAACAATAAAAGCCATGGGTTCTGGAACGTCAACAACACTTGACCCACTAAATGGTACTCAGTCTGCCTCTGGAACTTGGGTGGTAGAGGTTGATGGATACTTTATAACCCATGCAACACTAACAAGCACACTTACTCCTCAAGTACAAATTAACCCATCAGCAGGTGGAAACAACGGAGCCACAGTTCAAGCAGGTTCCTGGATTGAAATTGAAAAAATTGGTACATCTACTCAAACAAAAATTGCTGGAAACTGGGCATAGTTTGACATTTCTTAAAACTGTGGTATACTATTACTAATCACAGTTTTGGAAAGGCGGAAACGCTATGTCAGATTTTTTCTCATTTACCCTACCCAATGATTTTGTCGAAAAGTACAAAACACTGGAATCTCCCTTTGGATTCGTGGATGCAGGTGGAAACGCACTAGGTGAAATTACCTTTGTTCGCACCTACTCACGAGTCAAAGATGATGGAACCAAAGAACGCTGGTACGAAGTTGTACGCAGAGTTATCGAAGGCATGTATTCAGTACAGAAAAACCATGCTAAAGAAAACAGACTACCTTGGAACGACTACAAGGCACAGAAGTCTGCACAAGAAGCATTCGATAGAATGTTCAACCTAAAATGGACACCTCCAGGTCGTGGAATGTGGACCTTTGGCACACCACTTACAATGGAAAAGCGTAACTCTGCTGCTTTGCAGAACTGTGCTATGGTGTCAACCAAGGACCTAGACAAGAATGACCCAGGTGCTTTGTTTGCTTGGGTTATGGATGCTCTAATGCTTGGTATTGGAGTTGGCTTCGATACCCTTGGTAAAGACAAGAACTTCCCAATCTACGCACCATCAGAACCAGAAATAACTTACATTATTCCCGATACTCGTGAAGGCTGGGTAGAAGCAACTCGTTTGCTAATTAACTCATTCCTTCGTGCAGGTCAGAACATTCAGAAGTTTGACTATTCTGAGGTTCGTCCAGAAGGTGCTCCAATCAAGGGATTTGGTGGCGTAGCCTCTGGTCCTGCTCCACTAATCAAGTTGCATGAGCGTATTGCTCACGTTCTTTCACAGCGTGTTGGAGACAATCTAGATGCTCGTGCCATTGTTGACCTAGTTAACCTTATTGGTACTTGTGTTGTTTCTGGTAACGTTCGTCGTTCTGCTACCCTTGCACTAGGCGTAGACGGAGACGAAGACTTCCTAAACCTAAAGAATGCAGATGTATTCCCAGAGCGTAACTCGTATGACCCAGAGAACCCAGGTTGGGCTTGGATGTCAAACAACTCTGTCGCTGCAACTGTGGGCATGGACTACTCAAAGTACGTTGACCGCATTGCAGATAACGGAGAGCCAGGCTTTATCTGGCTAGATGTTGCTCGCAACCACGGTCGTCTTGCAGACCCAGCAGATGGTAAGGACTATCGTGTTATGGGATTCAATCCATGTGCAGAACAGCCACTAGAATCATACGAACTATGTACTCTAGTTGAGGTTCACCTAAACCGTCACGATAGCAAGGAAGACTTCTTACGCACTCTAAAGTTTGCTTACTTGTATGGAAAGACTGTTACACTTCTTCCTACTCACTGGCAACAGACCAACGGTATTATGCAGCGTAACCGCAGAATTGGTACATCGCTAACGGGCATTGCATCATTCGCTGACGAGCATGGTCTACCAACTGTCCGTACATGGATGGACGAGGGCTACAACAAGATTCGTTTCTATGACCGCAAGTATTCAGAATGGCTATGTGTTCGTGAATCAATTCGTGTAACAACTGTTAAGCCATCTGGTTCTGTATCAATCCTTTCTGGTGCTACCCCTGGTGTTCACTGGGGTCCAGGCGGAAAGTTCTACCTACGAGCAATCCGTTTTGGTAACCAAGACCAGATGCTACACCTATTCCGTGCAGCAGGGTACAAGGTAGAAGCAGACCTAGTGTCAGCAAATACATCAGTTGTATACTTCCCAATTTCATCTGGTCACAAGCGAGCAGAGAAGGACGTAACTCTATTTGAGAAGACAGCCCTTGCTGCTACAGCCCAGAAGTATTGGTCAGACAACGGTGTATCGGTAACCCTATCTTTTGACAAGGAAACCGAAAAGCAGCACATCACCTCCGTACTAAACATGTACGAAGGTCAACTAAAGGCTGTATCGTTCCTATCAATGGGCAAGGACGTTTATCCACAAATGCCTTACACCGAGATTACAGAAGAGGAATACGACTACTACATTGGTCGTCTTGCAAAGATTGATTTCTCTGCAATTTATGACGGTGTAGAAAATCTAGATGCTATGGGAGAAGCATACTGTACAACAGATGCCTGTGAAATCAAGATTCCAGACAAGAAGTAATTGGATGTTGAGATGCCCTGTCTTTAGTTAGGCAGGGCATTTTCTTATGTGGTAGAATAGTAGATATGGCTACCAAAACTAATCTTTATATGGACAAGATTCTTCTAGAGCATCCGATTGCTGCGTGGACTCTCGATGAAGATTTTTCCACAACTGGACCATTTACAGACCTAGATTCATTCTATACATTAGTTCCAGTAGTAATTCCAGCACAAACGACATCTAATGGTGGTGGCTACATGTCTTTCAACACAACAGGAAGCCATAACTTAGTTGTTGGAGATTTTGTAACGATTGCTGGAGTTACCCCTACAGCATATAATGGAAAGTACAAAGTTTACGCAACTTCTTCGGCAACAAATTTTACGGTTGCTGGTTCTACAACTGGAAACATTACCGTTGCTGGAACTGTAACCAAACACTACGCAGCCTACGAACTAACTGCATATAATAGTTCAAGACATCCAGGGTATGTGTGGACAACAAATCCATTAGTATCAAAAGTCCCAATGGTTTATGGTTCAGGGAAAGCACAGTATGGCTCTTTTATTCTTCCGTCATTCGGATTCCTGAGTTCAACTGGAAAGTATAATCAGTACACCCTTGAAACTTGGGTAAAGATTAAAAGAACTTCAGACACAAACAAAAGAAAACTAATTGGTTTATTTGATAATACAGCAAGCACAGATGATGGTAACGGTCTTTACTATAATGACACATCGTTTATACTTAAAATTGGAAATAAGAGCGACTCTGCCTATATTAAACAAACAAACAAACCACTTCTGATTCATATTGGGTATTCAGAAAGTTCTGCATCGCTTTATGTAAATGGAGAGCAGTTAATCAATCTAGTACTTGAAGAAACAGACTTTGCGTTATTGGCAACACCAACTAACGGTAAAGATTATATCTCTTTGCAATCAGCAACCTTTGACTGCCCTGCAATTTATCCATATCGTTTGTCAGCAACCCAGGCAAAGGTTCACTATGCTTACGGTCAGGCTGTAAGTGTTCCAGAAACAATTAATAAAAAGTATGGTGGAAAAACAGTATCTATCGACTTCCCCAGTGCAGGGTACGGACCAAGCCAAAACTATCCAACTAACGGTCAGTGGAAAAACGCTATCTCAGATAACTTAGAAATTGGAGACTACTCTATATCAAACAAAGAGTTTGACCTGCCAATATTTAATGTGTATGATACTGTCACAGAAGAAACTGGAACAATAGAGGATGTGGTTTCAGCACTTGGTTCAGGTGTTTGGAACATGAAGTCTGGAACATTGTCAAACTCAAACTCAAACATGCAATTTCCATCACTAAATTTATTTAATAATGGACTAAAGGCATTCTACACAAAATATCAAACCACATCAATATCAACCTCAGAAAAAACTATCTTTAAGATTATTCATAAAATTAATAAAAACTATCTAAAAATAACAATGCAGTTAAATGGCTCAGACATTGAGATTAAGTATAAGTTTAAATACAATAGTGCAACAGAAACGACCCTTTCTACTAAAACAAATGCTCACTATCTCAATTCCTCAAACTATTACTTTTTTGTTGGTATGGACATAGATAAATTTGCAACCAGTTATGACCTAAACATTAAAAACTTTTTCAACAACTTAGAAGAACTAACAATGTTTGCATTTGGAGATAACGACACATCCCTGGACACTACGCCATCAGTTCAAATTTATGGAATCAAATTTTTGACACAATTTGAATTAGACAAAAGAGGTGCATATTTAGTAGACGCTAACGGAAGATTCTTTTTCCCAGCAAACGCATTGACATCAACAACAATAGAAGCCTTGTCAGATTCATTTACAGCAAACTATGAAGTTAAGTACATCCAAAGCAAAAACACCTACAACACTTCTTATACATATAGTTCAACACCATCGGCGGAGAATTACTTTGCTGTTGGCTCTTCTGGTTATTGGAAAAACGACACACCACTAAAACATTTTGCTAAGTATGTAAAAGACGGTAGCGGAAACGATGTTTATACATTTAACAATATTCAGTTTAACATCGACTATGACTCGCCAATAGTCAATACAACAAGCACCAAGTACCTAGACTCAGCACTAGCAAATGTAAAGAGTTATGTAACTTTTGAACCAGTGGCTTCATCTTATAAAACAGATAGTTACTTTACTAATGGTATCGCTAAACTTAGCATTGATAGAGTTGTTAGACCAGATGCAAACTGGGCAACTACAAAATACGAAGTGGTAGATGGAACAATCATTTATCCACCATCTGGAGTAGATATTTCAACTCTAACAATAGTTAAACATGTAGACATTGCAGTTTCAGATACTACTAATAATGCAGTTAGCATAAAACATCTAGAACTTGCATCACAGGCGTTTTCTTTAAACACTACCACTCAAAATCCAGTCTATACAAAATATGGAGCAAAAATAATTCCATATACATACAATACTTCAACAAGCACTTATGATTACTCTGGACTTTCAAATGCTAGAAACCCATACATTATTGAAAAGAAAACAAGTCCACACTTAAGTTTAGATAGACTTTCTGGAATCAGGCTAGTTGGTTTTGACGTAACACCAGCAAACACTGTTCGTGGGCTAAGGATTCCAATTAACGAAAAACTAAATGCTACATCTAAACTAAATGCTATTCAGATGTTTGTTTATTATGATGCAACAATAGACCCAACACAATCAAACCGTGAAGCATTTCAATTTAGCACAAAAGAAATTTTTAACATAGTTGCTTCAGATAAAACCTTAACTGGAACACTGACTAATACTGGTACTTATGCAGAAACGGCAACACTATCTACCTCAAGCACAATTTCGGCGGTAAATCAAGACATCCAATATTACATTAATGGAGAACTAGCAGCAACACCAACCCTAAAAACTAATGAGTGGTCAGTTCTTACCATAGTTTTTACAAAGCCAATATCCTTCGATAACTTTGCTGGAAGTTTTAATATTACTGGTCCACTTGCTATGGATAACATAACATTTTATGGTGTTTCCGCTAATGAGTTCTTGGGTAATCTGGTTGATGGTTTGTGGTACAACGTTTTAAACCAACCAATTAGCGGAGAATACACATGGAATTCTTGGACAGGCGTTACCTGGAACGACTTGTTGACCGTATATCAAGCATCAAACTATCCAATCAGTCCAGAAAACATGTACGGTCTTTATACTGGAACTAACATTCTTTATCCTGGTCAATATGACCAAACAAAAAGAACTTTGGTTAAGGATGTTCAATATAAATTCTATGGTGGTTACAAAACTGCCAAATATACATATTCATAGCAGTAATGTGGTATACTGTTGTTATGAATATTGACACTACAAAAGACTTTGGGCAGGTTATGCCTAATCAGATTGGTAAAACAAGAGTATCAATCGTTGAAGAACCATTTTCCAACTATGGAATCTATGTATGGCAGTTGCGTTCTGGCAAAGTTTTGACAGACGACCACGGTAATGCACTAAGCATCGACTCAATGAAGGACGATGAATCAAGAATTGCCCTACTTCGCAACGAGGCAAGATGGCTTGGATTCCCAGATGGTCAGCCTTTATTTTATGCAAACGTTCGCAAGGTATCTGACGAAGAGTATAGCGAGCAAATTGACCGTATGCAACAGGGATACATTCCTTCAGAAACAGACCTTGGTGCTTTGATTGCAGCCAAGAAGACACAACTAGAATTTGGGAATGAAGAGTAATGAGTTACTATGAGTATGCAAACACACCTGCTCGCCTAGACGAGGTTCCAGAAGAAGTAAATCTCTTCAAGGACCTAGACCCATTCACCAAGTCATGGGACGACATCAAGTCATTCAATGGCATGAACACAAACTTCAAGCGTAGAAGCACTAGAATGGCTAAGGCTCTTGGAGACGATGCATACCTAGAATCTGCTGGAGCAATCCAGATGGGTGCAGGTGGAGCACGTTCAAATGCTATTAATCCAGGTGTAGTATTCCGTAACGCATACGCATTGTTTGACGTTATCACACCACCATACAACCTATACGAACTTGCCACATACTACGACACCTCGTTTGCTAACCACGCTGCTATTGATGCAAAGGTTGAGAACACTGTTGGTCTTGGCTATGACTTTGCAGTATCTGATAAAACAGGTCTTAAACTTGAGGCTGCATCAGCAGAGCAGATGGCTCGTGCTCGCAAGCGCATCGAACGACTAAAAGTTCAACTCCGTGATTGGCTTGAAGGTCTTAATCAGGACGAATCATTCTCTTCTGTAATGGAAAAGGTTTACACAGACGTTCACGCTATGGGTAACGGATACATTGAGGTTGGCAGAACAACCACTGGAGAAATTGGATACATTGGTCACATTCCTGCTGCCACCATGCGTGTACGCAGACTCCGTGACGGATACGTTCAGATTATTGCTAACAAGGTTGTTTACTTCCGTAACTTTGGGGCAAAGAATGTAAACTACATTACCGAAGACCCACGACCAAACGAGATTATCCACATTAAAGAATACTCTCCACTAAATACTTTCTACGGTGTTCCAGATGTTATGGCTGCTATGCCATCGCTTCTTGGAGATGCCTTGGCTTCACAGTACAACATTGATTACTTTAATAACAAGGCTGTGCCACGTTACATCGTAACTCTAAAGGGTGCTCAACTTACACCAGAGGCAGAAGACAAACTGTTCCGCTTCTTGCAGACAGGTCTTAAGGGACAGTCGCACCGAACTCTATACATTCCGCTTCCAGGCGACACAGATGGCAACAAGGTTGAGTTTGACATGAAGCCAATTGAGAATGGAATCCAGGAAGGCTCGTTCTCCCAGTATCGCAAGCAGGTTCGTGACGACATTCTTGTTGCCCACCAAGTACCGCTTTCAAAACTTGGCGGTAGCGATGCATCTCAGATTGCAGCATCACTATCACAAGACCGCACATTCAAAGAACAGGTTACTCGTCCAGCACAACGTAACCTTGAGAAGATTCTTAACAAGATTATCCGTGAGAAGACAGATGTTCTAGAACTTAAGTTCAACGAACTAACCCTCACCGACGAACTTGCTCAGTCACAGATTATCACCAACTACGTCAAGAACCAGATTATGGCTCCCAACGAGGCTCGTGATATCCTAAACCTTGCAGAACGTCCAGACGGAGATGCAATGGTTCAGCCAACAGCACGACAGGCTGCAGACTCCAACGCAAACAACGCACAAGACAGAACTCGTGATGGAGAACGCCAACAGGCACAAGCAGACAACACCGCAACTGCTGCTGGAAGAAATCCTAAAGGGGAAGGACGACGCTCTCAGTAAAACTGTGTTATAATAACAATTATATAACAGTTCAGTAAAAGGGGGCTATAATTAGTCTATGAGTATTCAAAAAGCACACTTCGATATTGAAGGAAACAATGTTCGCATCTCAATGCCACTTACCAAAGTGGACGCAGAACGTCGAATTGTTTCTGGCTTTGCTACCCTAGACAACCTTGACCGTCAGAATGACATTGTTACTCCAGAGGCTTCTCTAGAAGCGTTCTCTAAGTTCCGTGGCAACATTCGTGAAATGCACCAGCCAAAGGCTGTTGGCAAGATGGTCGCTTTCAAGGAAGACAAGTATTTTGACCCAGAAGAAAAGAAGTTCTATCAGGGCATTTATGTATCAGCATACGTTTCTAAGGGTGCTCAGGATGCATGGGAAAAGGTTCTAGATGGAACATACACAGGATTCTCTATTGGCGGTAAAATGAACAAGTGGGACGATGCTTACGACGAAAAGATGGATGCAAGTATCCGTATCATTAAAGACTACACCCTAGTTGAGTTGTCACTTGTTGACAGCCCTGCAAACCAGTTTGCCAACATCCTATCTGTTGAAAAGGTAAACGGCGTTGACACCATTACTGGCGAGGGTACAGAAGCAGTTCTAGAAAACGTATTCTGGGACAAAGAATCAGGATTGGTAACAATCTCAGAAGAAGAAACAGCAACTAGCCCAGTGACTGGTGCAAGTATGCAGAACATAGGTTTTGTTGAGAAGTCAGATGCTGACAAACTTGACATGATAAAGTTCTTAGTTGATAGTGCTAAAGGCATTAATACTTCTAAGACTATTAAAAAGGAGAATGATAACATGACTGAAAACGAAAACGTTGAATCAGTAGATGTCGCTCCAGAGGCAGAAGTTGTTGACGCTCCTGCTACAGAAGAAGTTGTTGAAGAGGCTCCAGTAGCCGAGCCAGCACATGTAGAAGAAGTTGTAGAAGATGTTCCTGGTTCAGAGGAAGAAATTGCCAAGGCAGTTTCAGAACTAGGCTCAACAGTTGCAACAGCCTTTAGCGACATTACAGCAATCATCAAGTCACTAGCAGATGCAAACGCATCACTAGTTGCTGACGTTGCTGAACTAAAAAAGTCTCTCGGACACGTTACTACCGTAGTAACTGAAACTGAGACAAATCTTGGAAAGCGTATTGACGCAGTAGAAGCAGACACCGCTTTCCGTAAGTCTGGTGACCTCGGTGAGGTCATTCAGGAACCAGTACTGGTGGAAAAATCAGTATGGGGCGGAAGTTTCCTCACAACATCCGATTTACTAAAATAA